TATCCGTCTTGAGCAGGACGCCAAGGGTGACTGCTCCCGCAAGCAAGGTTGGACGAAGCACTCCAAGAGCATTAAGGCTAAGGCCATCAACAAACCCATCAGGATCGTTACTGCCAGCCCCATCAGTTCCAATGTCGATAGTTTCGCTAGTATCTGCCGTAGTTACTTTAATGAACACATCTAGGATGATTGAAGGATCGGGGATGGTCCAAAGGCCTGTTTGTTCTCCAGTAACCCCAGTGGTAATGGGGATTACTTTTGTCTGAACTTGGCCTTTGGCAGACCCCAGAACAGTTCCTGCAGTGTCCTGGTTAGTTGGAATGGTAGTGGAATACCTGATATTCCCATCACCATCCCGCCAGAAGTACGTTACTTCTGTATTGCCCGAGGTGTCAATTCCTTCGAGAAAAAACATACCCGGAGTATCATGAGCCTTGGCGACGGCGCCAGAGAACCCCTGATGGAGCCCTCTGACACCAGCACTGTTGGCCGGATGCGTTGCATGATCATGTCCAGCCATATTTTCTCCTTAGCTCGGGTTCTCGCCCCACACACCCTGCCAACGGGTGAAGTCAGCGCATGCCCGGAAGCGGCCCTTGTATCTCATATCATCCATGTCAAAGTGAGTGTCGTTTTCGAATGCCAGCTTGATCCTCCAGAAGAAGTTCAATTGGTGTTCGGATTTACCGCAGATGACAAAATACCATTTGGTTCCTGCGAGCCAATCGGTTTCATGAATGGTCAGGGATTGGGTGTTGACCCAGTTACGAGCGTTAGCGTTGCTCTCAGGGACTTTAGGATTCCCGATAGCATCCCAAACTTCGGGGACGAGGTCAGGTCCGCAGATGATGGCAACTGGTTTCAACTGGGCAGGACGGTTCTCATGAGTCTTCCACTTGCGCATGGCCACAAGAATTGATTGCAGGACAGTACGAGAGAACTCCTGAGTAGTTGAAGAGATGTTGGCTTGCGTATTCCCAACGGCTTTCTTCATGGGATGGTTGGTAGCACAAAGGATGATGCCGTCAGTGCCAGTGTAGCCAGCGGTGAAGGCCCTGTTCAGGGGGTAATGTCCAATGATGTTGAGAGTATGGTTGGCCGACGCTCCAAGCATCTTGGGGTAACGCTTGATGACATTGTATTGGTCATCTTCAACGAGTTCTCGCTCAACTCGGTAGCCCAGTGCGTACGTCTTGGGAATGTAGGTTTTCGTTCCCACACGTTCCGGCTGATCGTATTGGATGGGGCGGCCACGCCGCTTCTCAGCAAACGGTCCGAGTGCAGTGGCCTCGAAGTCCTCTTCGGAGTACCTCTTGGTGTTGAGCATATTCATCCATGCTTGGAAAGGCATGGGGCGTTCTTTGATATCCGCTACGAAGACTGCATGGAGTCCCGGATAGAGGAGATCGCTCATTTCCTGTGAAGTAAGGGTAGACATTTCTCCTCCTTTCTATGTGAGGTCGCGCTCGAGCTCAAGGTAGTCGTTAACAATGGTGAATTCAACTCGAGCTTGAATATCCCCAACTTCTGACATGCCCGCAAGCCCGCGAATAGTTGCAAGAAGAATTCCACTGGAATTGTCATCGTAAAGACACCAATTACCGCTACTATCTTCTGCAATTCGCTTAAGGTCTCCGAGGTCAGTAAGCGCGAAGGCAGCGCTACTGGCCTTAAGGTAGTTAGCCTCAAGAATCGTACCAGAGCGAATTTCCTCCACCACAGTAGCAGAGCCCGCAACACCTGTGGCGTCAAGTTTGGTCAGACCAAGGATGCCCGAGGCACTGGCCTTCGCCACGTTGGCAAAAATCTCAATCTCATTCCGTGTTGATGCATCCAGGATCACTGGATCATATTTACTGTAGGACTGCGACGCCTCCTCGATATGAGCCTCGTTTCGAAGAGGAGTGCTATCATTGGACATGCGTGCAATCCGCATAGGTTCAATAGCCCAGGTAGTCATACCCTTTCTCCTTACCTATCTGAAATTTCACCATAAGCTGCCTCGCCCGCCTCTTGATAAAACTCCTTCTCGACCGTCTCTGTTGAGAGTGCAGTATCATTGTACTCGTCGATCTGACGTTGGAGTTCATTGTGGCGCGCTCGCGGCATCTTACACAAGATTTGCTCCCCATAGGCACGAATGCCCTGAGGACCAACAGGCCAGTTTTTCCCTACACCAGTTTTATCATCTGATTTGACCGGGACCCAACCCTGCATGACTGCCCGGTCGATATTATTCATGGCAATTCCTTGGAATGCAAATTCCTTACAATCCTCTACACCATCAACAGGGGGGATGTTCCACATGTTATCCCTCCCTACCAATTTGAAGCGCCTTGGGAGAAGACAATGATCTAATCATGGTTTCATCTCCCGACACTCCTGTGATAGCCCTGAAGATACTGGCGACGCGCGGATCGATAGAATCGGTGCTTCCCCCACTCATTCCACCTGCGGGCAATCCAGTTACTGTTCTGGGGGATTCCCAGGTGCCAGCGCGAGTGGCAGCTCCGGCCACTTGATTAATAATACTGTCGATGACGCCAGGTTGCAAGAGTTGCTCGGAAGAAAACCCATTCTGCCTGACCGTGTCGATAATATCTTTCCTTAGGGGCTCTAGCGCCGGGTCCGCCATAAGGGCCTGCGACAAAGCCCCAACGGCAAGATGGTCCATGGTAGTACCTGTTTTAACTGCCGCCTCACCACTTCCCCTATCCTGGTGTTCAATCAACTTGGCAATCGCCGGCATGAAGTTATTAATCGTGAACTGCTGATTCTGCAGCTTCATCGCCTTTACAATATCACCATTGGCCACAGCCTCTTGAATCATTGCATCCGAGGGTGCGGGCGGCGCTGTCCAACCAGGAGTGGCGGTCCTATCGGGCTGCCCGCCGGGAAGGTTCCCCGCGTTGCGCAGATGGGACATCTCTTGGTGAAGGCCGCTGACCAAATCTCGCAGCTCTTGTACGCTTTGAGTTACCCCGCCTATCTCTTTTGAGTAGTCAGGGATGGGTGCAGCATCTGGTGGGGATTCCCCATGCAGATCAAACCCCTCTAGGTCAATACTGTCCGGTGATTCCAACATGTCGCTCAGATCCAGATCTATCGGTGCCATTCTCTTCCTCCTTGCGGTTCAGTAGGTCCTCATGTGCAAGTTCGACAAGCTTGCTGGCGAATTCTTCTTTACCCTGCAACAGCCCTCGGGAATAAGCCTCCTCCGTTAGAGTCTCCAGAGGGGGTCTGAGCAGGAAGTTGGCTCGACTCTCCTTGAGCTCCGCCGCTAGCATTTGAAGGCAGAGACGGAATTCTTTGTTGTTGTGCAGGGGCATTGAAATCCTCCACTAAGAACTGTTCGAACCCCTTAAGGTCTAGGTTACGCCCAATGCGCTTCATAAACATGGTCAGGGCGCCTGCTGCCTTATATGCGACAAGGGCCATTGCCGGAGGAGTGTCTGGATTGGAAATGAGCTCTGCATATTGAATGAGTGCTTGGTAATATCCGGTGAACATCTGATAGGCTGTGCTTAACTTTTGCCGCTCAGCCTCTGGGTTGATCCTCTCATCAGCGGCAGCGAGGTCGAAGGCAATCTTCTCTGACCCCAGAGCTTCTAAAAATAGGGCGCCTTGGTCAGGAGGTAGAGAAGGAAGGAGCGTCGTAGGAGGAGAGAATTGTCGAATGCGCGAATAGACCAGGCGCCCTACACGAGACCAGAAAATGCGGAGGTTGTCGCCTATGATAGAGATGTTTTCCTCTGATATGTTAATTAAGGATAGTGTTCCACTAGCCGTAGGATGGCTTGCAGCTTCATTCCCCCGCATTAATTGATTTAGACTGGTGACTCGGTCTGCAGTAGCCCATATGTCACTAGCATCAGCATAGCTAGATTGTTTGACGTCGCCGAAGTCCATCTCAGTGACATCGTTGGCCGGACTTGTCAGATAGAGGCGTTTGCCCGGCCAGATTTTATCACTAGGTTTGAGGCCGCAACCCTTCCTAACCTTGAAGACTTTGGTGTTAGCAATACGACCGGCGTTGACTCGCTGGTTCCAAATTTCATTAAGGGATTCATTGAGATCCGTAAGGAGTCTGCCGGTGCCAATCCCGAGCATTTTTCCGGGGCGAGAGAAGAAATTCCAAACGGCGATGGGGTATTGGTGGTCATCATAAGGGTTGATTTCAGACAAGATGGCTTTCAAAGTATTTGCATGGTATACAATGTTGTATAGCATGGGCATGTTCTTGCCTTCTCGATGCCAGCCCCACCATTCAATAAAGTGGTAGTGGGGGGATTGAGAAGACGGCATGTCGATTAGCTCTCCGTACTTTTGCTGCCATTCGCTAGGATTATCTGTTCCTCCTTGAATGATTTCCAGGACGGCTTTCTTATCGACCGTGTCAGGGTTGGAAGCCGCGTATTCCAGCAACTCGTCATCAGTGTAGTATCGATCAATGGAGAACCATCTGGTGTCTTCAATAGTCCGGGCTTCTGGAGGCCAGTGGCAATGAGCCAGAGGAACATGCTGAAGGTCTGGGTTAGCATATGTCACCTGTGGAAGCATGAGAGGTTGGGAGCGACCCGGCGCATGCACTGGAAGCATCCTTCTATCAACTCTCCAGGGAACGTACCCAACGGCCATTCCAGTGATAAGGCCCTCTAGGGTGATGGGCATACACTTTTCTCTAATCTTTATCTCATTGAACAGGATGTGGTCTAGCGAGTGCTGGAGTTCAGATGTGATATTAAGGATTATGTCGTCGGGCTGAAACTCGGTTGGAGAAATTGACAGGAGTGGTCGGTGCTTAAACTGCATGGCCCAGAGCTTGCCATACATTAATTTCGTCTCTTCAAACAGCAAGGGCTGGAAACAAGCTGATGCTCCTGGGAATGGAATATTCCTTTTCAAGGAGGTAGGATCCATCTCGTACACTTCATACCAGTGGTTAATCTGGTCTAGAAGTGCCTTGCGTGCAGGAGCACAACGGCCAGCCTCTTTCTCAATATGAGAAATGAGGTCTGTAGTCTTCTTCAGGCTCAGACTCATAGTCGAACTCCTCTTCTTCAAAATCTTCCGTCCCCTCAGGAGTCATATCCTCATCATTGATAAGGAAACGCCTCGCCCGTCTTGCCGTGTCCAGCCCATCATAGGGTTGACCAGACGACGGGAAACGGTTCCACTCAAGGGCGAATTCGGTGAGATGGCTACTACAAAAGAATTTCCGCTTCTTAGCAAAAGGCAGGAGGGTGAGATGGATGTCGTTCTCCTTCCCCATTCCGCGAGGATTTGCTGTTGCTTGCGTGATGGCCGCAACTTCCCAGAGGTTATTATCATCACAGTATTTCTCCAACCAGAATTGCAGAGTGGAGAGGTAGGCTTCGTTCTCAATGTCGATGACACGGACTGGGTAGTTCTTCCAGAGCCTTACAATCTCCTCGATTGTTTCGAGAGGATCGAGGTTACCGATGAGGCCGTCAAGGGCATACATGTTGGTGGAGGAATCCATACCGAATAGAACAACGCTTGACCTGGCCTTGCTGTATTGGTTGTGCAACGTGGCTTGGTCGACACATATGACTAGGTCGAGCCCACGGGGGTCTAGCATCTCGCCGCCAGGTTTTTTCAACTTCCCCGACATCGTAAGCTGACAGATTTGCAAACTGTTTGGAGGAAAACTTCGCTGCTCTGGTGCGGATGGATCGCACTCATATTGGGTTACATAAATGAAGGAGCCCTGCTTGCGAAGTTTTTCGGCGAGCTTCTCCTCCGATAATAGCCCGGGTGCATACAATCCGCCCCCCAACAAATGAGCACCATGCCAGTAGGTGTGCTCAGGGGGAATTTCATCTCTCAGCTCAGTGACGATGTCATCGAAGGCATAAGGCGTTCCAATGACCATTCGTTGGTTGAGCAGCGAAGTTTCTTTGGCACATGATTCGAGGAATTTGATGTTCTCTTTGGCCCGTTCGCGTTTGGTTGGGGAGTGAACCGTGTCACTATTGACAGGATCGTCATGATGGCGGACGTCGTAGTGACGAGAGACCACTGTGGTGTCTAGCCCGTGCGCTTCATAAGTGGTTTCCCCCTCAATCATCCTGTCGGTGAATTCTACCAGGTTGAGTTGTAAGCCATCTTTCATATTCCAAGTACATTGAGAAGTAGGACACAACTCTGGAAAGGCTTTTCTGAGGAGGTCGTTCTGCTCCCAATGCTGCTTGATCATTCGGAGCCACTTCTGGCTATTACCTGCAACTGCATTGGTTATGAGGATGTGGAGGAACGGCCCTAGGGTGAAGTAAAGAGGGTGGTCTTCTGGGCGGGGGAGTGTGAGCCAGATGTTGCGTCCCACTGTGCCTATAGTTGATTTGAATGTGCCCCGAGGAGCTACCATAAGGCCGTCAGGCATAGTGGTGTCTTCTAGGAATTCACACATGCCGGCGTGAGGTTGAAGCTCCATATCTTTGTAACCTAAAACCACCTTGCTAAGGTAGAAGAGGCTATCGGTTGCCCTCATCCTAACGTCGTAGTAGAAGTTACCGGGTTTCATTGCTAGCACTCAACTGCTTCTGCTCATCCCAAGCAGCCAACTCAGCCTCTGTCTCATTCAACCGCTTGAGGAAGGACGGGTCTTGCTGCTCAAGGAGGACTTCAGGCTTCTTTAGCTCATCTCCCTGCATAACATTGTCAAGGTCAACCCCAACTTGCTTGATAAGGGCTTTGGCAATGTTCCATCTAACATTATCTTGCATTGAGGTTCGCATGATGCCTAGCGCCACATCAAGGGCCTCTTCGGCATGGATTTGGGCCTTGGCAATGACTCTAACTCGTTTGCGAGTCACACGTTCCACCATGCGGCCTTCAATTTCCTTATTGAACTCATCCAGCATGGCTTGGAAGCGGCCATCTCTCATATACCTGTTAAGGTCGGTCTCACTGATATGGGCGTGTGCCGCCGCTTCCGCCATAGACATTCCCAGCGCTAAACCGATTGCCGCAACTCGGTAGGTCTGCCGCAGCCTCGCTATAAGCTTAGGCTCGTCTGGGTTTAAGTCTTGCATCTACTTTACTCACTGTTCGCATAGCATCTGGGTTCCAGCGCCAACCTGGCCTCTGCACACACATCCTTTTAATTCTTCTCAACTCTCCTGCCGACAGCCCCATGTCAATTCGAGTGGTGTAATCCGCCAGGGCCTCTAGCTCGCTAGCCTTTCCCTTATCCAACTCTTTCATCCTCATCCTATACTCATCGGCCCTCTTCTTAATATCTGGGTGGAGACAAAAGCCATACATCTGATGTAGCAACATCCAAACTCTATACGCCCTTACCCAGCTTGGCTTGCTCTCAAAATACAAATCACACCTTGCCATATTGTCATGGATGAACCCCCAGCGACACCAATTCATGTCTGCCCTTATCACCATCCAAGGGATATCCCATAAGAACCTTCTGCGTGGCGCCCCCTTAGCAACTTGCCTAACAACCATATTTATCCCTACCTTAATTATATCATAGGTGTGAAGCAGAGGCAACAGGTTTAAAAAGGAACATTTTTTAATAACACCAATTAAAACCGCGCCCCTCTTCAATTATACGAGCAAACAAACCAGCTTGTCACCATCCGTAGGTCATCACTTTTTTGGTCAAAATTTTTGAGAGCTGTTATATATGTGTGCGCGCGTCAAGGGGGGTAAGCGGTATTAAGTCCCACCAGGATGGCAATAGTTGTTTTTTAATAAAAGTAAAATAAAAGAAAGTAGGTATGATATGTTTAAGATTAAGATGTGGGTGAATGGAGAATGGATTGAAGAGAAGAGAAAAGATGTTGAGGGAATATTGTATATAAATAAAAATGGGAAAGAGATGAAGTGTTGGTTGAAAGGAAAAGATGATGAGTATTGGGATGGGAAGTTAGAGAGAAAGGTGAAGTGAAATGAAAGAAGTTTGTATTGAATGTGGAATGTATGTGAATGTGAGTGGATGTGGGTTATGTGAGTTATGTGAGGATGATGTGAGAGAAAGGAGTTTGGATGGAGAAGAAGATAATAGAAGGAGTATGGAATTGTTGGAGGAATGGAGTAAATTGGGTTTTGAAATGGTTAGTGTAGAAGTGGTTGAAGTGTGAATGAGTTAGATAAATGGTATGAAAGAATGGTGAAGGAAGGTTTGAGTTTAGATTATAGAGGAGATTATGTGAATGTGTTTTTGAGAAAGGAGTGTTATGAATATGATGAAGGTTGTATAGGAGTGAGTTTGAGTGTAGAGGATTTGGAAAATATAATAAAAGGATTTGGTAAGAAGAAAGGAAGTGGAAGATGAGTGAAGATAAAGTTGGTGGAGTGAGTTGGTGGAAATTATGGGAAGGTTTGGATGTGAAGAATAGTAAGAGAGTGAAGTGTAATGGTATTGGAGATTTGGAAAAGTTTATGGTTGAGTGTGGTGTTGAGAAGGATGATGTGTTGAATAAGTTGATTAGTTGTGTGAGGAATTATAGTTATAATAGAGGGTATAGGAAGGATAATTATAAGAGTGATGGTGTGTTGAAGGTTGAGGTTAGTGAGTTGAAGAAAGAGATTGAGAGGTTGAATGGATTGATTGAATGAGGTTTGAATGGGATAGATAAAATTTAAGTGGTTTGGTTGGGTGGGTGGGATTAGATTTAGATTATTTAATTGTTGGTTGTTGTGCGGACACGGCTGCCGGTTGGGCCTAGCGACACTTGTGTCGGCGGTGCTTGCGCAGATGGGCAACTGGGTTGCTAGCAAGTTGCTTGATATCACCTCTTTCTCTTCTCAAACCCGAGGAAGATGAGGGGGATGAGCACCGGCGGACAACTTCATACCACCATACAAGCTA